CTAGGCAAATCTTTTGGTTGCTTCTTCCATTCTCTCAATGGCAAGTTCATCCATTCGTTTCATGTTTTCAAGTACCTCTACAACATATTCTGGCACTTCCACTTTCTCGCCTCTCTTGATCTGGAAGTTTTTTCCATTTACAGACACAAAGACATCGTCTCTTTCATTCTTATTCTTTTCAATCTTAATAGGAATCATTTTGACTTCTTTTTCTGCAATTTTCTCGTTTGCTCTCGTATTAGCTTTCGCCTTATACTCCTCTAAAGCTGCTTTGACCGCTGCTTCCTTTTCTTCCTCTGCCTGCTTTAATGCTGCTTCAACAGCAGCTTTCTTCTCAGCTTCTGCATTTTCAAGAACTGTTTTCAATTCTTCTGCTGTGATCTGCTGTGTGTTTTCTCCTGTTTTAGCCATTAGTTTGCCTCCTCATTCTCAGACTCGTCCGAACATGATTCAATACGAACCATATACTGCTCAACAAGTCGTTCTGATACCTTTATGGCTTTCCAGCCTACGGTTGCCCTCTGATTCAATGGATCTTCTCCAGCACCTAACTGTTTGATGATTGTCTGCAAACCGCCTCCGGTAACCTTTGTAGTTCCGTACGCACCGCCACCGATTACAACAGTGGAATAGACTGCCAGTCCATCTGCGCATCCGTCCTCAGTTCCTTTCCATACCTTTGCATTGGAAGATTCCACGAAACGGATTCCTGCAATCTTTCCAATCTCACCTTCATAGATCTGTTCCGGATTCTTATATTTTGTAATGTCAATCCATCCCTCAGACATCATGATGTCAGCCGAGCATGACGGATGGATGATTGCAACATAGCTTCCATCAATCTTTGGTACGTGCATCTTTTTCAGATATGCTGCAACCTTGAAGAAAATATTTCTGTCAAGTTTATCCGCTTTCGTCAGCTGTGCTCTTGAAGTCTTTCCATTCATGTAGAATACTGCTGTACCACCACAGAGAACATCTCTTGTGATGCAGTCTAACGTAAGTCCTGCCTGTGAACCAAGCTTCTTTGTAGCCTGAATTACGTTATTATCAATAGCTGTAGTTATGAGCATATCCGATAAAGTAATATAATCGCCGTACTGGTCTACCGTTGCTATGATCTTTGTCACGTTCAGCTTGTTTCCGTTTGGTGTGACACCTTCTGTCAATGGAGTAAGTGCAGGTTTTAAGTTGTCATACTTTCTGAACTCGATTGTTTTACCGCCATTTTTCGGAATATCATAAGTATCTGCGAACTGGTCATGTACAAGCTCAGGACCGGCAATATCGATCAGATAATCACTGTAATATGTTTTCATTTCCACAGACATTCCATCTGATCCGGTTGTCTGTGTGTTAGGTTCTGCAAATAACTGTAATCTTAATAATAAAAATCTTGCTTCTTTTTCTTTCATAGTTTCCCTCCGTATATTACGGACGGAGTCTACCACTTGATAGTTTCTCCTTCCGCAACTCTTCTCGCAATCTCAGCACGATCCGCTTTGGAAAGCTGAGATACATTTGCTTTTACAATTGCGCCTGGCTGGGAATTGACAGCTCCTTCTACCGGCCGTGCCGCTCTTGCCTGAATATTCTTGGCAACCTGACTGCTCACGTTTTTTGCGGTAGCCGCCATGGCACCGCCCAGCATTTCATCAAAATGTACTGCTTTATATGCCGCTTCCACTGAAACGCCATTCTGGAGCATCTTGCAGAAATCCGGATTCTGAGTTTCCTCTTCAAAAGAGAAGTCAGAAAGACCGTATTTTTCTTTCAGTTCCTCCCCCTGCTGCATCCATTCCTGATATGTTCTCTCGCCCTGCTGTCTGGCTTCCAACTGCTGCAATGCCTGTCTCATATATTCATTATCTGATTCCATCTTCCGGTACTCTTTGTACTGTTCCACTGACATTCCTTTTTTGGCAGCTTCGTCCTGGAAAATAGAGTCATCGTCCTGAATAGCCTTTGTGAGTGCATCAATATCACTTGCATCTACGCCATACTTTCTGGACATCATATCGATGATTGGCTGCATCTTTGCATTTTGTTCCTGCAATACCTTGGTATCTCCGATACGTCCCTGCACGATCTTCTGTACACGACTATTAAATTCATCTTTATAATCGCCTTTGATCATGTTCTCAAACTGTGCAGATCTTTCTTCGGTTTCTTTTGTTGTGACTGTCTTTTCTGCGCCTGGCAGTTTCGTTTGTTCTGAGTAGTCGTCACTCACGTCCTGCTTTCCGTATACTACATTCTGCAGGTTATTACCTTTACGACCTTTTACTGTTGGGGCAGCGACTCCCTGTGTGCTTTCTGCTGCGTTACCTTCTCCTGCTGATGTGCCAGCGCTTGCTCCATCATCAAATGTCTGAAGGCTTAATAATAATTTTCTCATTTTTTCTATCGTTCCTTTCCGACGTGTCAGAGGATCATTCCTCGTTGTGTTCACTATAATTTATTCTAAAAAACCTGTGCCCCCCTTTTTAGGGAAATATTTCTAGAATAATTTTGCTGTAAAGCTTCAAAACCTGTTAAAATCGTCTCGTATGCCGTGTTTACGGCATTATCTCCACCGGAAAATTCTACAAAAAGTTTTCCGTTATCTTCCTCATACACCACATTCTTTACCTGTTTTCTTTCTTCCAAGATAAGCAGCTCATTGATCCATGTATATCCAAGTATCGATACCGCGGCACACACGATATCATTACCGTATGTGCCGTATCCTGCATGTCCCTCAATATGTAAAATGTGTCTGTCTCCATTTTTTTCTACCGTGATGTTTGTCATTTTCTGCTCCTATCTTGGTGAGGTTGCATTACGTGCAGCACTAGCCGCCTGTGTTGTCAATGATCCCCTGCTCTGTGTTGTTGTTCCACCTTTTGTATCAGTTCCACTCATTGCCGCTGTACTCGCTACATCTGGTGTCTGTCCTGAAAGATTTGTTCCGTTTTGTGCATCCACCACTGCGGTCAACTGCTGCACCATCTGCTGCAACTGCATTACCTGTGCAAACAGTGTCTGATTCTGTTTGATCTGTGCAAGTGTTTTCTCTTTTCCATCAAATTCCATCATATTCAGACATGCGATAGCTGCATCTGCATTTGCAGGTGCAAAAAATCCTGCTGCATAGAAATTCAACGCCATCTGGTTTTGTGATTCCTTACTGTAAGCACTCTTTTTTGCTGGTCTGATCTCTGTATCAAAAATTGGTAATCTGTTTCCGAGATCTATTTCAAACGCCTGTCCCTGTTCTCTTGGTAAAAGACCGGAATTATCAAAACTCACAAAATCCTGTTCTCCGTCATCCCCTGTGATTCTGAAACATCTTTCTTCGGTATAGAACTGTCGAATAAGCTCGATCACCATCTGGACAACATGTGCAAACGCCCGGTATGCGCTCTTATTGGAATCCCTTGCAAGTTTTCCTGCCGCTTCCTGCAATGATGCAATACCGGATGCACTGGTGACAGAGGATGCCTGCCCCTGTGATGATGCAGTATTTCCGGATGTGTCTTTTAATTCCTGTATTTTATTATTCAGCACTGTCACATAGATACCATTCAGTGGTTTTCCCTCTAATGGACGGTATGCATTTTCTCCAAGATTTCCATTCGCATGTACCAACGTACATGACGGATCGCTAAACTCTTTCTCATTGATCCCTGCTGCGTCATTAAAGATTGCCCTATTTCTTGAATTAGACAATGCATTATCAAGAATAGCTTGCTGCATTTTGTCTATATATGCCTGACAGTCCTTCATGACATCAATATCAGAGAATCCGCATAACATCCCTTCCTCCGGATACATCGTGTCAATAACAAACGGATACATCCCATGCCTATAAAATCCTTCTTCACGCATCTGTGGATCATTCTCTGATGCAAAAAGTACCTGTCCATTGCAGAACTTGCAGTATTGCAGAATTGTTTTTGTCTGCGGTATGCCGTCCTTGTCATATCCACTCACATGCTGTTTATAATACCAGTCGACAACTGCTGACTTTTCTGTCGTATCCACCTGATCATCATATATATATTTATTCACATCCAATTCCGGATAGTTTCCAAGGCTCTTCAGGTTTGGATAGTTTTTCTTCAGCTCGTCATTGTCTACTAACGTCACATAAAAGACATTTGCAGAATCCTGTATGTCTGTGATTCCTGACTGCCAGAACAGATTAATGATGTCACATTTCTTGATACTGATATCTCCCAGCCCGTTCAGTTTTGTATTATCCCAACAGATACTCTGCGCAGAGCTTCCTGCTTTGAGCTTGTACCAGCCGATATCGCTATATACCTGCTCATAGTCATTCTGCTGCAATATGACCGGGATCACAGACGATAATGTTTTTGCAGTTGCTTCATCGCTCCGCTCTCTTGGCAAAATTAGTGCTTCCGGGAAATTATCCATGATATCCGCATGTTTATTAATGATCGAGTTGAAAAGCCATGCAGAAGCAGGTCTGATATCATCCTTTTTTTGTTCTTTCTTCTGTATCATTGGCCAGTGCTGCATCTTGAACCATTCTTCATTTTCAACAATCCTTCTTTCCAGATTTGCTTTGCATTCCTTGTATTTCTGCAAGATTCCCATCGCCTTTTTTACATCTTTGTCCGTGATCACGATCATCTGTGGATCTGGTGTCTGTTCACTGTCCGGATCATGCTGTTTATTATCCGCTTCCTGTGTGAGAATCTTCTGCTGGTTTTCTGCTTCCTGCATATCCTGCATCTGCTGTATCATTGTCATGTTCTGTGGTGTGATTCCCTGCTGTTGTACCGGTACAACTTTTGTTTTTGTTCTCTTACTGTTTGCCATTTCTGCCTCCTAAATACTATAAAATCTATATGGTTTTGTTGGTTCTGTTCTCTGGTTCAATGGATCATCTAACTTGATTTTCTGCGCTACGTTCATTCGTGGTGAAATAGGATTCTCCATCAGTACATACCTGCACTCGTCATAGATATGATCCTCTAAATCTGTGTCGATATCCTCTGGATGTTTATCACTGTATACAAGGTTTGGTATCGTCCTTATAAAATTTGTGCAGGTATTGAATACCTGAAACATGCAGTCTCCCTCTTCGTCAAATGCAAATCTGTAATGATACTGCATTTTCCCCGGTATTCTTGTATGGTCTCCCGGTGACCAATAAATGTAATTCGGGTGCTTTGCCTGCATTGCTGCAATAGATTCTCCACGAGATTCTTCAAATATCGCCGGATCTGCAATGCCTATGATTTCTTTCCGTTTTTTCTTCAAAAAAGGATCGTTCTCTTCTGTTTCTCTGATTGCCCTTGCCTGTTCGACCGGATCTGACATGATACCTGTGTTTGGTTCTCCTGTGCATCCGTAATATTCTTTTATCCTATATACCTTTCCTCTTTCGTCTACTGCATACCAGCCGACTGAAAACGGCTTCGAATATCCGAAATCGTAACCCCTGTACACCTTCCAGTGTTCCGGTATTCTGAATGGATTTATAACATGCGTCCATTTTTGATCATCATAATGCGCCGGATCATTCTTCCATTCTGTAAATACCTGCCCTTTGAAGCTGTCCCAGTTCCCATACAGATATGCATTTCTCTGTGCTTCCGGCATTGCTGCAAGATTTGCCAAATAGTTAGGATCGTTATTTAACAATGCTTGATTATCAAATACGCTGGAGGGTACAAAAATTCGTTTTCTGACAATCGTTATTGTCTTTCCATCCGGTTTTATGATTTCATATTTACCTTTTATCGGTGTTAATGGTGGCGCAGGTGTAATAAACCTGTCCTTTACCCACTGCATTCCTTTTCCGTCCGGATTGGCTGTAGCTCTCACGTAGCATCTGGTTCCAGGTCCAACCGGTCTATTTCTTGACACAAGATACATATATTGGCTGTACGTAAAATGCGTAACTTCATCAAATCCCACAAAGTCGTATGCTTTACCTTGATAATTTAACTTGTCTTTCTCATGTTCCATGTAACCGAAAAATATCTTTGCTCCACTTGGAAATTTCCACAGCAGCTTGTTATCATTAAATTTTGCCTTTGGAAAAGCTCTTGAATACAATTCTTCAGACCTTGACACCATACCTTCCAGCTGTTTTGTAGTATCTCTGAATAGAATCCCACGGTAATTTGGTATTTCTATCTGCCTTAGTGCCTCTGCAAGTAATGCATCCGTCTTTCCTCCGCCTGCTGCACCTCCGTACAATTCCTCATATTCAGGTCTTTGCATAAATTCAATCTGTTTCGGTTGTGGACTCCAGATAGTCTTCATCTTCCTCTTCTTCCTCTAATACCGGTGCAATCATTATTACACCCGTATTGTTCATTTCATCTTCGTTTTCTAATTGTCTTAATTGCTCTGCTGCAATCTCCTGCTCCATCCGCTGCATCTTAAGTTTGTCATATTCACGCCTTCTAATATGTTCTGGATTGATTTCAAAATACTTATCCAGCCATTCCATGGCCTTAAATGGATCTTGCATCTGTATTGCGTAACCATATTTTGTATCTTTGATGCTCTTTACCGTAGTAGGATCAAAGTTGTCTCTTAGCTGTATTCCTTCCTCCGTGAAAGTTGCTACGTCGCCCACGTCTGCAAATGCTATATCCATGTATCTCTGCACCAGATCATCTGCCGAAAAATACATCTGGTTCAGCTTTTCATTTTTTAGCATTTCGATAAAGGCTCGTATCTTAACATTTTTTAACAATCTGCTTGATGCTGCTGCCGCTGTCATGTAGTCAACACCATATGCCTGCATATATGCTTTTGTGGCATTATGCTTTTTTACAAAAAACACGCAGAATTGTTTCTGTTTCTCGTTCAATTCTTCATTTTCACAGACTACTCTTAGCTCTCCTTTTGTGACGGTATTTGTTCCACCTTTTGGGATATCTTTTTTTACTTTTTTTGTATGCATACTTTTTTTATTTTTTGTATGCGCTACTTTTTTCTTTTCCCGAATCCAGCCATATCTTGTTTTCCAGGACTTCACAGTGGCTTCCGAAACGCCATATTTATCCGCTATGTCCTTGTATTTCATGCCGTTTATATAGTCTTTTTCAGCTTCAATGTGTTTTTCTGCCACTCCATCACCGCCCTTTGCATACATTTTAGGGAATCGTATATTTTTTTGCCCCCTCAAAAGAAAAAGCTAACAGTATATACCGTCAGCTTTTCTCATATCTTTGTTCCAATATTCTTTTTATGTTGCAATTGCTATGATGCTTAAAGCAATTGTTCTGCTGAAACTCTCTCTTTTCTCTTTCAGTCTCAAATTTACTTGCCGTCTCTGTACCCTCTACTATACCCTCGCATGTTATTGATAATTTCTGTGAACGCACGTAAAAAGGGCATTTTGTAAGTTGCTCTGCTGTTTTATCATACATGCTCTGCTCCTTTTCTTATTTCTTCTGTTTTTTGTTTCTGTGTTTAGCGAATCTTAAATACTGTCCGCAGTATGGACAGCATTTATATTCTTCCATCACACTCATACCGCAATCTTTATTTGGACATCTCCATTCCGGGAAGGTTCCCACGCTATAGACTGTGTACCCTATAAATTCTGCTTTCTTTTTTATCAGTTTCATGTTTAATACCTCTGTTAAAGTTCAGTTTACTTGATTTAAAATTTTTCTCATTTGCTCGATATTTCTATCATCAACAATATCAATCACTCCATGAATATTAAGCGCAAGACTTTTGAACATGTCTAATGTGTTAATCATACTTTTCGCGTCTTTTTGAGTTATTCCACATAACGCTTCTTTATGTCCTAATTCAATTCCGGCAAGACAGCCTCTTGAATATGCATCATCCTCTGCGCTCCTTGCTCCTAAAAAATAGGCATTTGAGTCTTTAACAGTCTCATAATTTTTACAATTGGTTGCGTCCATATTTTGAATTATACCCATATTCCATGCTTGACACGCATGTTCGTGAATGCATTGCTCGCAAGTTCTTTTAGCTTTTTTATTTGCCATCTATATGCCTCCACTAAAATCTAATTAATCCGCATAAGACAAATCATCTTTGATAAATTCTACAAACTGCTCTTCAAATTCTCCCATCGAAGATATGTCGAATTCATCATCTCCAAGTTCTAAAAAGGCTAATAATTCTGCCTTTAATGTTTCACTGTCCAAATTTGTTAAAAAATCCATACTCGTACCTCCATTACATTCTAAATTTTCTCCGGCAATGGCATCCATCCAAGGACTTCGGCATCCACAAGGTTGTTATATACATCGTCTGGATTGAAATGTCTGTACTCCCACCAACCTTGAGGTATAATGTAGCAATCCTCATTCTCATCGTATTCTCCATCAATATCTTCCCAATCCAATATGCTGTCATTCTCCAACATTGTTCCGTCTTCATATATTGCCGTTGTAATATGCGATTCTTCTCGGTTCTTGTACTTATAACAAATAAGGACTTCCACCTCACATTCTGGCAATCTGTCGGTTATCCATTTCTGTTCCATGTCTTACCTCCGCTAAATTCTAATTTAACTGCTTATTCATTGCGCAACGGCATTCTTCCACTGTTCCGATTGCGTGATACTTCTGGATTTCTTCAAGTGCTGCAATTGCCATTTGTAAAGCACAACTGCATTCATCAGATTCTACTCTCTGAAAATTTAAAGCATCATTCATAAAATTGCATTTTTCAATTGCCTCTTTCTCTGTCATCTTCGAACCTCCATAAATTTCTTACATTTTTAAACATCTGAGCTTTTTCCGAAATGTAAATAACTCACTCTAACAGTTCTAATTTAACTGCTTATCGCCTTTCCAAACTGCATGCTGTCTGCACCATTCTTTATCGCCCTGCGTGCACGGTACATCCATTTGTGCTTCATATCTGCAAAATTCACATGGTAAATGTTCCTCGCTGAGTAGTCTCTTAATATCTGCTTTTGCTGCTACAAGCTCTCTTTTATATTTTTTTGTGTTTTTCCGCATGATCCGTGCCTCCCATCTTCGCTACATACTGTCCGTATGTCATACCGGCTTCCCTTGCCTTTACCGCTATATCAACGACTGCTGCATTCGGATTTTCCATATGCACACCGTATTTCCTCTTTTTATCCTTTTCTCTCCATCTACTCTTTTTACACTTATCACTGCAATACAGACGCTTTGATTTCGTAGCGTCAAATTCTTTCCCACAATATTTACATTTCTTTTGCATCAAAATCCCTCATTTCTGTAAGACTTTCCGCATGGATGTCTTTTTACTGATGACTTCCAATGTGTCCTTGCTCTCGTATACAACCATCCAGTTTTCCGGTCTTAGTTTATGTTCTGAAATGATCACTTTCTGTGCTCTTGTCGGTTTACTTGGCTGTTTCATAATTCTCCTTTCTTCCGGAAGCCCCAGCTACGCTTCCGGAAATCCTCTGTCGACAGTTACTGTGATATATTATCCAAAGTTGGAAAATCCCATTTTTTATAGACAAGCCCATCTTCTGACCAGTCCGGATACTGCTGCATAAGATGCTCTTTCATGATCTCTAACATTTCCGGCCGGAGTCCTAAGTTGCCATTATCGAGCAATCCGTGGTGATAACGACAGCCAAGCACACCATTTTCCTCTATGCCTAGTCCGCCCTGGCTTTTATTTATGTAATGCATGATGTCCGGTATCCCTAAAAGCATTTCTGATCTGCACTTGTCCATATGGTATCCAAGCTTGCAGAACAGGCACTCATTACCATCCCTTTCTGCGATCAGTTCACAGGTTTCTTTTGGAAAATTGTAGTTGACCTTATTTTTTTTGCTTTTCTTCATCTCTTCACCGCCTGCTGCATCTGCTCAAATATTTTATTGTATTTTCTTTTTCTCCATGGCTTCGGTATCCTCACCCATGCCGCCCATAAGAAAAGCCTGATCCTAAACATTACTTTCATCTGCTTCTCCCTTCATAAGCTCCTGCAGAGTCTCTTTCAGATAATCCACACGTTCCAGCACTGCGGTCAAAGTGTTCTTTGGTATCGTATACTCCCATCCGTTTAAGCTTACACGGATCGTGTCGATCGTTCTCTTTGCATCCTCAATGATCTGCTGGTCTGTTTTCTTCTCCGGCATATACTCCGGATGGTTCTGGATCTCGTCCTGTCCCGGTATCTGCTCATTGGTATCCTGCTGCACATCCGGCTTTTCTTCCGGTACATCCTCTTCAACTGGTTTTGGATCCGGCGCTGGAATCTCCGGATTTACATCGTTCAATGTCATTTCCTTTTTCTGCGCTGTTTCTGAAACGGTTTCTTTCGATTCCGGCACGCTTTCCTGTGCTTTTGAAACGCTTTCCGGGATATTCTGCACGCTTTTCTCCGGTTCAGGTTTCTTTGGAACGATAACCTTACTTTCTTTTCTTGGTGCCGCCTTTGGTTGTACCGGTGCAACTGCTGCACTTTTCTCTGCCTGAAGTTTCTCACCGTAAAGGCTCTCCCATGCTTTTCCCCATGTGTCTGTATGTGGCATCATTTTTTTGAGTGCATCTTCTAATTCCTGCTTTGTGTAGGTTTCATTCGCTGAGGAATCCCTGATATTGATCAGTTTTACCGTGTCCTCTTCCGCTTTCATGCTCAACATGCATCTGCCGGCTCCCGGAATGCGCACAATGTACATCGCTTTTTCATCCGGTATCAGATTCTCGATAAAGCGTTTCCCTGACTCTCCGTTCTTTACTGCGGATTCCCACAGTCTCTTGTAGACTTCCGGTGCGTCCTTTCCAAGTTGGTACACGGCTTTTTCAAGATTTGTGTTAAATGACTGCTGCACGCTGTCCTTTTCTTCCAGCATGACCTCGATATCTGTCGTTTTTTTCTCTTCGTCTATTTCATCTTTTACCTGCTGTACCTCTGATTTGCTGAAATCCGGTGTCAATTCCTCATTTACGCTGTCAGGAAGGGAAAGCATGATTGACAATTTTGCATACCCGAACCCCTGATATTCCTCTTTCAGCTCCGGCGCATATCCGCCCTGTGAGAACTTGTCATTGATGTGGATGAACCGGCTTACCTGCGTCTTGTCAATTCCGTATTCTGCGCGCGCAAAATCTACTACGTTGTCATAGCCGCTTTCCGCTAAAATACTGGTATCACGCGCCACTTTTAACAAATATCCGATGCGGACAAATCCCTCTGCTGTTTTCTTAAGTTCCGTATCCAGTTCCTGCTTATATTCCTGATATGATCTGTATTCTATTACCTGTTCCATTGTTCTCCTCCTATACAACTTCCATGAAATCGTTTTCCAGTGCGTCCGCAAGCAGTGTTCCCTGCAGCCTGCCGTGCCAGATCAGTTTCTTTTCTTCTCTTAACTGCTTATATCCATCTTTTCTTGCCTTGTCGCTCTTTTCTGCCAGCTTCTTATCTTTCGCAGACAGATTTTTCTTTACCCACTGCTGCCATTTTTTCAAAAACGGCATTGCATCATCCAGATCCTTATAAGCTTCATTCAGCACTGATTTTTTCTGTCTTATATTTCCTCCCGGCTCTATCTCCAGTGTGTACCACGGCACATCCGGCTTATCTGTCCTCCGCAGGAATAACAGATATGTCTCCCTGATGTCCATCCGCTGGAAATAAATGTCACATGTATGGATGCAGTGTTTTAAAACAATGCCTTCCTCGTAAATGTCCTTAATGCTTCCCGGCGATACGATGCAGTATCTTCCGTCACTGTATTCATATTTTTTCAGTTCCCCTGATTCCAGCAGTTTCTTTGCATTTTTGAATTTCTTTTCCTTTTCCCGGATCTCTTTTACTGAATCCTTAAGAGATATCCTCGCCACCAGTTCATTGTGTGCCACTGTGAGGTCTTTCGGTTTTAAAAGCAGTTCTACCGTGCAGTCCATTTTCATTTTCTGCATCATGTCCACATAATCGCACCAGTCACTCCACAGGTAACACATATTCTCTTTTCTTCCAAGTGATCTTCTGTACTCCTGCTGCTTTCTCAGGTAGTTGCAGACTTTATGCATGGACAGATATTGAAAAGGATTTTTGCGTTTTGTGTCTTCCGGGTAGATGTCTGCCTCGCATAAGGTCATGATGTCCTCATCCTGGTATACGGTGTTGTTTCTCTTTTCTTCCTGCAGCCACCTCAAAATCTTTCCGTCCCCATTTATATCCTTTAGTCTTTTTAACCTCCCCTTATCAATGCAGAGCATCTTTCCAAGTTCATGTGCATTGATATTTTTCTCTGTATTTTTATATCCCCAATCATTGAGGAAATACCTTCCCAGCATCGTGAGTCCTGCTTTCATGCACATCTCTATCAGAGGCCTTTCTTTTTCTTTCTTCAGATAACGCCCGATATCTTCCACGCATCCACTTTTTACTGCGATAGGATAGGATGTCCTGGAGTGTCTGAATACGTTTGAAAGATTTCTTGCATACACCATGCTGCCGTCAGACGGAACACAATACAAATCTGTTTCATGCCAGCACATTTTTCTTCTTTTATATTCTCCGTACTCGTATACCTCTACCACACCCGCGCTCACAATCTGCCGGTGTGTCTCTGATTCCCAGAAGTCACACTTGTTTACACCCAGTGCATTCATTGTGTCCGTTCTTCCTGCTACAAACCTGCGCTGGATGAGTCCGTCTTTATAACGCTGGATGCATGTAAATGCCCTGCACTGCACATGGACGTCATTTTTCTTTTTTGCGCGTGAAACATAATTTATGATCTTATGGCATACTTGGCATTTTCCCGACATGTTGTGTTTTGGTTTTACGTCAAGCTGTACCGTTTTCAGGCAGGATGTGCAGTACCCGGTCTTCGCACCGGCGCCTTTATAGTAAATAAAATTACTTCCGTCAAAGCCGTTATGCTCATACCAGTCCCTAAAGCCTTTCGGTGGCTCGCCCACAGGCTTCATCACTTCATCCCACCGGTCTGTCAACTTCCTGATCCGCTCATCTTCCCTTCTTTTTTTGCACCCCTGCTGCCACTCCATGATCCCGGCACTTCCTGTATTTACTGTCTTTAACAGTTTTCTTACTGTATACTTTCCACCTTTGTTGAAATACATATAAAAATCATATTCTATTCTGCCCGTATACCATTCTTCCAGGTTCATGATCATTGCTGTCCGCCACTTATAGGTTCCATCATCCTGTCTTTCTCTTGTGGTATAAGTTTCTCCTTCATAGTTGATGAAAATATCCCATTTTGGTACTAGGATGTTCTTATCCAGATCCTCCCTCGTGCAAATGGAGACTTTTAATATTCCATCGAGCTGTTGGCATCTCGCTGCAAGCCAATATCTGTATTTATGCTGTTTACCGTTCCAGTCATTTTTCCTTCCCGGCATCCGTAATGCCTCTATCATGCTTTTTGTTGCGTTCAGCGTCCGCAGATTTTCCAGTTCTTTTTTATTCATCGTGTACCGCCTTTCCGTCTACACCATAAAAAACATCTTCCTCGAAACCATCTATCCCGATCTCATATACACCGGCATCTGTTATCTCTCCGGCTCTGTTATCTTTTGCTATGTAAAGCAGATCACCTTTCTTTCCTCTGGCTTTCGGATGTTTTCCTCTCACGATCACATACCCTGATCCTGCTGCATCCCCGGTTTCTTCACGTACAACTGACGCCATCTTCGCTTTTGGATGTCTGGACATCCATATAAGGCCTCTCATGTACATCTCTGTTTTTGACAGTTCTCTCATGAGCGTGATCTCCGGTGCAGATATCCTGCTGTTCACTCCGTCCTCGTCAATATTGCCACCAAGTTCCACCAGAAAATAGCGGTCATCCGATTTGTTATAATAACTCAATACCCCCAGTGGATCGTCTGTTGCATGGAATCCATCTGCACCACAGTGTGCATTTTCTTCTGTATATTTCACTCCCTGCTCATACTGGAACGTTCCTTTTCCCATTGTGCAGGTAAGATTGCTGTTAAACCCTTTATATGCAAGCATCTTTCTACTCTCCCAAATAATACTTTCTGGCTATTTTCCTGACTTCCATTCTGTTTGGAATGCCTAGGTAAAGCGGACCATTGAAATTTTCCAGTTTTCCGTTATGTTTTACTTTTGTGATCTTAAGGATCTCGGCACTTACCGGTACTTTATTCTCAAAAGAGTACTGGATCAGCTTTGCCATGTATTCTTTCAGGTATTTTCCCTTTTTTCTGACTGCTGCACAGAAAGCTTTGTCTTCCGCACATTCCTCTATCACAGTGTCTTTCCAGTCTGACATGATCCCATCAATGCCCAGCGCCTTGCTCTCGACTGCAATCTTTCCCGCCGCCGCCATCAGGGCACTTGCCAGCTCCGTCACGATTCCGTCTGCATAATCCTCTGCGTCTGCTGCATCCAGACCATTCTCCACTGCCAAAATCTTAAGGCTCTCCAGGTCTCCCTCTGCCTTTAATCCCTCTGCGGTCATGTTCAATTCTTCCACAGAGTCAAATTCTCCAAATCTTTCAAATAATGCCATAATTTATCTCTCCTTCATCTTGATCTCTTGCCACAAACTCTCGGTATAAGCGTTTCTTTGGTTCAACAAAATTCTGACCAGATTGCCCTGCATGAGCCTGTCCAGTTCCTGCCACTTATCCCGGTTTTTTATCTCGTGACCGTCCGACCTTGTCCAGTCGTTCTGTTTCCAGCGTTTTACATACTCTGCATCCTCATATCCGTTGTAGAGGTACTTGGATTCCGTGTAGACGGTCAGTATACATTTTTCCCGCATCCGGTGCAGTGCCATGATCAGGGCTTCCAGTGTCGAACGGTTCTCATTTTGCTGTTGCACCGGTACAACTTCCTTGATTACCGCCGGGTACTTGCTGTTTTCTTTGTAATATTCCAGCGCATATCCTATATGTCCGTCCTGCTGCCATCTGCCTCTGATTCCGGTCACTATGTAAATGCTCACTTCTTTCATCCGCTGTCACCTCTTTTCAATGGTTTTATCCTTACCTCCGTGTAACGCAGATAAGATAAGCCTGTGTATTTATTAACTCCGCACACCACGCTTTCCGGATCAATGTAATATCCCGGTGTCGGCTCTGGTCCATTTTTTATGATTTTTCTGACCGTCCATCTGTAGTACTTTTTTCGTTCCGGTTCTTTTGTGACCAGATTTTTTGAACATGAATATGTGGAACACTCTTTTTTCTCCTCCGGCGAGAATAGCGATAACTGCTCGTATCCATCCTCATTTTCGTCCGGCAGTGGTTTTGTAATATAATTTGCCAGACGACGGAAATCTCCATCCTCATACAATGGTGTGAAATTCACATATCCGTGTTTCTTCCAGTACCTCTGAATCAGTTCATCTGTTGTCGGCTCTCCGCGTATCTTATTCACTACAATGTGGATATGTATTCCGCCTTTTTTTCCTATCTCGATACGCATGATCCATAAAAGCTGTTTCCCCCTCTTTTTGTACGCCCTTCTCATGTTCTGCCAGAAATTAGTCATTATCTTTTTTATCTTCTGCAATGACATTCTTGTGCCCTCTGGGAAAGTCAGTGTTGTCCAGAGATCTCCTTCGTAGAAATTCCATCTGATCTTTCTCCACACTTCTCTCTCTTTCTTCCACTGGTTCTGCTTTTTTATCTGCTCCGGGGTGGCTTTCTTCTTTTTCTGTCTCTTTTCTCCCTTCGCTCCGTATTTTCCCTCCCATTTATACTCAATGTCATTGCTGTTTAAAAACTCATATGTGTCCTTCCAATACATGTCTACCTCTAAATGTTTCTAAGTTTAATATACTTATATTGTTAAATAGACCGGGTGAAAATCCCCGTTTTCCTTGCATTTTCAGGCTTTTTGTGGTAATCTAAATATAGAGTTTATGTGTCCTAACAAAAACTCCTGCGATTAAGAAATGGCCGTTTCTTAATCGCTTTTTCTTTTTACCACTGCCATGACATCCTCATACGTCATGCGCTGCATGTCAAAGCCTCTCCTGATGCACTCAAACCCTGCCCTGATACATTTTTCTTCACTGAACAGTCCTTCTATTGGTTCGTCTCCCTGCCTGTCTCCAAAAAGCTCTGTGCGTTCTTTCTCCGGCAGCCGGATGAACACTGCGACTATCCCTGCCCTTTCCCTTATCAGCTTTGCTTCTACATATTCCTTTTTTCTATAATGATGCTGGAATATGTCAGCCTGCAGGATCAGCTTTCTTTTTAGGTCTGCATCCTGTATCATCTGGTCCACCTGCTTTCCTGAATGCTTCCTTCACTTTTTTCTCGTTGAACATCTCTAAGAGCCTGTCCAGTGCTTCCCTGTCCATCTCAATGAAGCCGGCCACAAACACTGTGTTTATGTAAGTCCACTTTGCCCTACAGTACTTGCCTGCTGCCATCTCACTATCAAAAATATCCGGCTGTTTGAAGATCTTTTCCACAACCTCAGTCACGGTCAGCATAGAACACCTCCGTTCTCATAAGATATCTGAAGCCATATAATTTTTCTGTGTTAAACTCTTCCTTTACTTCTTTACGCATGGTCTCATATTCTTCATCTGTGATTACTTTCATGCCCTTCATCAGCGTAAGCATTCCTACCAATTCATTCTGAGATTCCTCGGTAAATTCTGCCTTTATTGGTGCACTAAACTTTATATCATTTAATTGTTTGAGTAAAATATTGAACCATGTTCTATATTCCTCTATCATTTTTTCTTTCATACTCAATCCTCATACTCTCTGAATCTCGGTTTGAAGCCCCAGCAAAACATTAGCAGTCCGACAACCGCACTAATCAGAAGTCCTACTGTTCCGCACGCTGCAAATGCTATCAGTCCGATCCATCCGATCCAATCTCGCATTCTTTTTCTCCTCTCCAGATATATCCTGTATATTCCCATAACAATTTTGGCGATATGTATACATTTCCTTTTACATTGCCTCTTGCAACAGTTCCTATCGGAAGCCGTCCTGATTCAATGCCTTCGATTACATACGGTTTTCCCTTTCCAAAAACCTTTGCCGCAACATCTACTGGTACACCGCCAATCCCAAACTCTGGGTATTGCATAGCAGATAATAATTTTCTATACACATCATCCGCAATTTCATTTGCAATATCACGCTCTAACTGAACCATCTATTTTTCCTCCTTTCAAACGGTGACAATTTGTCGCCATTTCATTATTGCTGCACCTGCAATTTTTTCTCGTCTTCCTGCTTCTGGTGTGCAATCGCCATTCCCTCGCCAAGTCCAAGCAAATAGCTCTTATCGCTCTCTGCCAGCTTTGGGATCAGCTTTCCAAAAGTTTCTAAGATCTGTTTTTCTTTCTCTGACATATGAGTCACCTCTTTTCTCTTTCCTTTCTTGTTTATGTGAACATTTTACTTCTCATATACAAGCTTGTCAACATTTATTTTTGTTTTTGTGAAGTTTTTTGTTTTTGTGAAGTTTTTTTATTGACTTTTTCTTGAACTGCTTTTATAGTGAAGACATAGAAAAGAGGTGATTTGATGAACGAGCGTTTGAAAAAATTGCGAAAAACGTTAGACCTTACTCAACAAAAATTTGGTGAACGTATCGGTGTAAAGGGTAACACCATTGCTCAATACGAGCTTGGACGTAATGAACCCATTGACGCTGTTATTAATCTTATATGTAGGGAATTTAACGTAAACGAAGAATGGCTACGTACCGGAACCGGTGATATGTTCCTTCCTGTGGATCGTAATGCGGATATTGCTAAACTAACAAAAATGTTGTTGGATGAAGAGTCTGATTCTTTTAAGAATCGCTTTATCTCCATGTTAGCCAATTTGACCACAGAAGAATGGGAATTTCTGGAGCGAAAAGCAATGGAACTTGCTGGAATTGATGATAAAAATAAGGACTAGGAAATGACCTAGTCCTTGGTTTCCAAAAGAGTTTTTACAAGTGTATAAATATAACTGATATATTTTTCATTATCAATCATATTTATCATTTCAATAATTCTCTCTTTTGTTTTATCCATCGCCCCGCCCCCTTTGTTTCAACTTATCATATTTTTTACAAATTACAATAGTAAGTGACATTATTTCCGTGATTGCGGAAATCGGTAACGATTTACTGATTTTATATGTAATAAATGTTATGATTTATTTATATTCGCTGTCAAAAAGGTCTGTGATTTTTACATCAAGAGCTTTTGCGATTGCTTCCAGTTGATACAGGGTTGGCGATATTTTTTCATTCTCAATGTCATTAAGTGTTGTTTTGCTTATCTTAGACATCTGCTCTAACTGTTTTAATGTGATATTCTTCTCTGCTCTGGCTTGCCATGTTTTTACTTTCATCACATTATTTTAGCAAAATGCCGTTTATATTTTTATTGGGATATTCTGGAAATAAATTTTATATATAATGCTTCCATGTTATAATTTCTATTATAAACATCAGATCAGGGGGCTTATGTATGAAAAAAATAATACCGCTTTTTACACTATTAATTATCCTAGCTTTTTCTTCGATGGTATATGCTCATCCAGGAAGAACAGATGAAAATGGTGGACATTACGACCGATCAACTGGAGAATATCACTATCATCATGGTTATCCGGCACATCAACATGAAAATGGTATATGCCCATATAATTATGATGACAAAACTTTTCCTGATGCAGAAGCTAGAAAACCTAATTCTTCCAGTACGACAGTTGAAAGATCCGCTATTCATTTTCCTTCGGAAAGTACTTCTGTTGAATCCTTATTTGCATGTATTTTTAGTTCACTTTTTTTGTTTTTGCCTTTATTTATATTATGTAAATCCTTCAAAAAGCTTGAAAAGTCTGCTAAAACAATGTCATCAGATATTATGTGCATAGATACTGATTCAGCAGAACTGGAACATATAAATGATTTTCAATTTACCTTTATGCCTTATAATTACGAAGAGTGTAATGACACGCTATCTGATATAATATGTGTTAATCCTAATGAACCTACTTCAATAGAACTTTTGGCTCTGTTTACTATTAGTGAAGTATATCATTACCATTATAGAACTGATTTATATTCTTGGCACAATTATATTTGTGGTTCAAGACTTGAGGCTATTGATTCCATTATTTTTACAACTTTTTTGCTTTATTCATATTGTCTTGATTACAGTAATAATAACGCGCATCAGGCATTCTTTTATGAGAAATACATTTCCCTAATAAAAAAATGTCTTACTAACAATCTACTTCTCAATTTATGTGAGAATAATACAGAAAAAATTTTTGATGAACGATTTCATTTATATGAGGTTTCATATTCGAGTTCTAAAAATTATAACACAGTACTCAGTTTATTTATTTCTCTAATTTGTCAGGATAACTTATCACAAGGCTATGAATCTTATAATCCTGACTTGTTAATTGATAAGAAACTTCTTATCGCTGTTTCTGATGTGCTAATTCCTTATTATGGTTTACTCATCGCAGATTGCGATACTACCGTTGCAGATGTTCTTATTAATTATCTTAATTCGTAAAATTTGTAAATTGTACCGGTGCAATTTACAATTAATACTACTTTTCAATCGGTGACAATTTGTCACCAACTGAAAATGCCCCCGGCACTGCAAATACCGGAGGCACAAGCTTTGGAATGATCCAATAGCCCTCACAAGCATATTGTATCATTCTAAAGCAGCTGCTGCAAGCAGAACAATCGTTCCTTGCTGGCTGTTATTTTTATACCCATTTTTAAGGAGGAATACTATGAAAAATCCAAATGGATATGGGTCCGTCATTAATTTAGGCAAAGGCAGGCGACGTCCTTGGGCTGCCCGTGTCACGACCGGACTTGTGTATGATGAGAAAAAGGATAAATTGATACAACGGTATAAGTATATTGGATACGCAGATACCAGAAAGGAAGCACACCAGATTCTGGCAGAATATAATGCCGGATTGCCTATCAAGGACAATCTTCCGCGTACATCTTTACCTACTTTCAAAGAGATCTGGGAAGGATATTCTGCTGCAAAATTCAACCCTGATAAGAAAAAGCCTGTCAGCAAAGATACGGTTCGAAATTATACTCTGGCTTACAACCGTTTTTCTGAACTTCATGATAGAAAGATTGTTAACATTACAGCTCCTGAATTGCAGATTATCCTAGATCGATATAAGGACAAATCTCTTTCTACTGTCGGCACTATGAAATCGGTTCTTAATCAAATGTATCGGTATGCGAAAAAATACTATGATGTCGAAGATATCACTAAGACACTTGAAATTGAATATACGGATTCTGCAAATCCTATTCATAAGCCATTCACCCAAAATGAAATTGACTGGTTATGGGATCATTCTGATGATTATCGTGCTCAGTTTGTTCTCATGATGATTTATACCGGAGTACGTCCGCAGGAATTTGTTAAGATTGAGACTAAAAATGTGCATCTGGATGAAAATTATTTTGTGGGTGGTCTTAAGACTGATGCAGGAAGAGAACGTATTATTCCTATTCATTCTAAAGTAAAAAAATTTTTTGAATCAAACTATCATCCGGAAAAGCAATATCTTATTATGAAGAGCAATTTTAAAGAACTTACCTACAGAGATCGTCATGATAATTTCAGTTATGCTTTATTCATCAATACTGTTTGGACACCGTATATGTGCGAAATTGGTATGGATCATCTTGGGCATGATCCAAGACATACTTTTGCCACTCTCATGGACAAAGCTAACGTGCCAGATAATATTTTAAAATCGATCATGGGACATGCGCAAACAGATGAAAAAGGAAGGATTGATGTCACAAATGCTGTCTATATTCATAAGACAATCGAAGATCTTAGAGAGGCTGTTGAAAAAATATAA